CGTAGTATAAAAGAATATGAATATACATCATCTCGAATGAGAATAGAACCAGTATATTATATGACAATAAGTTGGTTAAAAAAAACAGATAAGATATTACAATTTCTTAAAGACGAAAGTGAGAACATAACACTTGAAAAATCTAATGAAAACTATAATATATTTTATAGTTCTGGCAACAATATAAACTATAAAGTTAGAAATTATTCAAAAGAGAATATGCCTCCAATACTACCATTTTCTCCAGAGTTTATTAGTTATTTAAATACTCGAAAAAAAGAGATACGTAATTTATACTCCACCATAAGTCAAAATTTTGTTAAAATTCTAAAACTCAGAGAGGAAACAGAACAAGAGAGAAAATTAGCTGCGATTCAAAAACAAAAAGAAAAACTTAGAAAAATAAATCAAGAAAGAAAACATAGTTTAGAAAAAGAAAAAGAACTTAGAAAAAAGCGGGAAAGAAAAGAAAAAGAAGAAGAATTAAAAAGACAAGAAAATATTAAGAAAGAAAACATTAGACTAGTTAAACTAGTAAAAAAATCTGGTTATTTAGGTTATAAAAATATCTCTGTTCCATTTTTAATACTTGGATGTCAAAGAACAGGTCATCTAGAAAAATTTATAGACCATGTAGTTGGTAATAATAGATTTATCAAAGAAAAATATATAAATAGATGGTTTTATAATCATACAAAAGCAATCCAAATATTAGATAATGGTATATTATATTCTCTTTCAGATTTATTTAGAGGTGAATATTATAAGTTTACTATATTTGTAGAACGAGAAAAAAATAATAAAATATATCTTATAGGACAATCTCTCGAAAATGAGTTTTATGTTTTCAAAGGAATGATAAATTATATTACAATTACTGGATCGCGAAATGATGTACCAGTTTTTAAAAGAGTAGATTTAAACTAGAAAGTAAATGAGGAAAAAGAGTTGCCTAATATTCAAGACGACTCTTTTTTTGGTAACTTTTATTTAAAATTATGTAACATATAATTGATTTATTTTTGATAATAATTTTGACCAATGTTCTCGATTAGTGTTTGTTTTAAGATGATTACTTTGATTTAAGAAAATGAGATTTTCTCTGCTATCATTTGTTTTATCATAGTCAATATGATGAAGATGAGCAGATTTTTCAAGAAGGTCTCCTGAAAGAGGGTCTAAATCACCTTGTTCTATTATTACTCTTTTCCTAAAATCTTCATTAAAAAATAACTCAGTATATGGCGCATATCTATGTTCTCTATCTTCAATCCATCTATAAGAATTTTCTCCTGATACTTTTTCTATAACTTCTTGGTGTTGCATCGGCCAATCTGTTCCTCGATTTTTTTGATTAGTTTGTCTTGCTTTTTCTAAGAATGTTGGGTATTGAAGCGCATTTTTAACTCCATATTTCTGGATCATTTTTTCTTCAAATTGTTTACGAATTTTTTTGGTTTTCATCGGATGACTTTCACCATATATTTCTAAATTAGTTTTTCTTCTTTTTTCTTTAAATTCTTGTACTGATGAAGGATTATCTACACCATATCGTTTTTGACAAGTATTCTTCTTTTTTTGTTTTATTTTGGGGTCTCTTCCTGGATGACCGCCTTCATATTTATGGTCCCATGTATTCAAACATTTTTTCATAATATCTTTATTTTGATGAGTATATTCAACCCCATACTTTCTAAGATTTGTTTGTTTTCTATTCTCTTTAAATGATTCTACTTGAGATACATTTTCAACACCATACTTTTTTAAATTTGTTTCTTTTATTTTTTGGATTCTTTTTGGATTCTTTTTGTTATTACACGTTTTACATAATTTTGGAAATCCTTTATCAATACTTGAAAACTTTACTTCTTTTCCACAAACTTCACAAATTCCAGCATTATGATTTATATAGAATAAATAATAATTTTCAGTACTTATTTTATGAACTCTAAGATGTTTAGTAAATCCATTTGCATTCTTAAAACCATTCTTACCACAAATTAAACATTTTTCAGAATTTTCTCTCACGTAAAAAATACCTCCCTTAAATTAGAACATTCATTTATATTATGTTCTAATAAAGGGAGGATATTAACACAGGTTGTTGACTTAATTGATTCAAATCATCATCAGGCTAATCTATTGATATTATTGAATAAAAAAATTGAGTTCAATTTGCTCAACAACTCTAGTTGGATCAAGTGTTACATTGACGTGGAATCTCTTCGTACGTCTTTCATAATCAGTTGCACCAACTTCTACTGTGTAGTCATGCAAACCACGTTTCTTTCTAATGGTTTCAAGGAATTCAACAAGTTGAGTTGCAACTAGAGACCAAGTAATTTGATCATTTTGTTCAAAAATGAAGAAACGACAGAATTCTTCAAACGCTCTCTTGACATATAGCACAAGTCGTACAATATTTAGATCTTGAAGAGCGCTTGCTTTTGCTTGAGATGTTAACTGACCCCAAACAACATATCCTGGGTTGAACTTCACAATTGGATTTAATTGTTTTAAATAGAGTTGATCTCTTTCTCCAAGTTTTGGATTAAATCTCATCTCTTTAATTGTATCAATTGCACCTCTTTGAAATCCAGCAGCCGCAAACCAAATTTCAGCAACACTATCATTTCGTGGTAGAATATAAGACATATGATAAACAGGTGAAAACCATACATCTTGTCCTGTAAATGCGTCATACACTTTATTGTATGATTCATATAAAGCAACAAAGTAATTATTAAATGTATTTGTATTAAGTCTTGTTTCTAATGCCGCAGTAACAGATGCATTATCACCGTTATCTAAAATACCAACACAATCACGTCTTGTTTGACATAATGTGCTTATTGCGGTTTTAACATCTGAAGGATAACCACAGTCAAATACCATTGAGAAATAAATATTTTCATTATCAAGTACATCATCATCAATAGTACCAGCATAAGCTTCATTTAATATTTCTGTAGCTATATCAGTATCAAGAGATCCATCAGATTCTAATAGTTCTCCATCACTACCTCTTCTCGAAGGTATTGGTTCAGATGATGTAAATGCTTGAGCAACAGAACCATATGATTTTTTGATTCTATATTCAATTGAAGAAGCAGAATCAAAAGTAGAAATATCTCCATTCCATGATTGAGTTGTCAAAGCTCTATCTGAATATACAGCGATAGATTCATCGTCTGTTCCAGCTGCAGCTCCTAACCAACCCCAGAGTTCATTACCTCTAGCATCTTTTACAACAGCAACATAATCATCAGATTCCCAATCAGCAAAATTTTGTTTAATATCTGTAAGATCTGCTAAACCAGAAGTTTCTGTAATTGATGTAGTACCTATATCTTTGTCATACACACGAATATTAATATCATATCCTGCTGAGAATGTTTCTAAACTTTCACTAATATACATCTCTGCTCTTAAAATTGAGGAATATAGATTTAGTATATCTACAATCCAAATTGAACTTCCAGCGTTATCCCTTGCTTTCGGATCAAATGAAACTTCAAATGACTCAATAATTACATCATCTCCATCTGATTGTTTCTCATACACATCCAAAACGTACGTATCCCAAAGCGTTGGATTTGAAACCTCTGTCAGTCTGACACCAATAACATTATACCATTGACCCCTTCCAATTGGTCGTAAAAAACAAATTGGATAATTGTCAGTATCTTGTTGTAAATTAGTTCCAAATTCAGCTTTTGTATTAATTCCTTCAATATAAGTAATTTCCATTGAAGATGTTTCATCTGCAGCAGCTAAAACTGCATCAATTCTAATATTTGAGTAAGCAGCATCATCAGGTAGACATCTCATAAAATATAAAGAACCTGCTTCTCCTAAGTAATTGTATGCGCAATATGGTCCTTGCCCATAATTTTTTCCATACGTTGTGATATTTGGTTCACCAAACTCTGAAATGAGGTCTGATCTAGATCCGATAAATTTAAGAACATTATCCTCACCTTTTTCTGTAAGAGCAGCGATAAAACCAATTGTTGAAGGGACTGCTTGAATAAACTGTGAAAGGTCTATGATTTTGGTATAGACTCCTGGCGAAACATTAGCCATTAGCGTATCCTCCTATTATTTCTATTTTTAATCTCTAATTTTTTGCTTTTCTCTATTTTAAAAACTAACTATAACAAACTCAATACTAGTAACTTCTCCATTTTCTCTAAAGATACGCTTTCTAAAGTCCTAAAATCTATTTTTTATAATCCTTTTATAACATAAACTATTATTTATACATATAAGAACCAACTATATATAAGTCTCCGATCAGAAGTTTTAACAATTGATGGGTAAGTCACCCTAGCAAATAAAGTAAAATTGCCAGTATAACCACCAACAGAAGATGCTGCAGTATATAACCCCGCTTCACTCAATTGATATCCATTGCCATCATCAACTCCAACAGTTGTAGTAATTTTTATTACTAACCATTTATCATCATTTAAAACATCCTGTTCAAATACAACTGAGTCGAATGGTATTTTATAATATCCTACTTCTGGATGATCTACATCTATAACATTATAATCAGCAGCAGATGAATCAGTTGCATTTATCATTACCAATGATGCTATCTCGGTATCTGTTAATATTGGAGGTTGTGGACTTAATGGATCTCCTAGAATAACACCCCCATCACCCAATCCAAACCATGTTATAAACTCATCTTTTTCTGAAGTAACATTTGTATTATTTTGATTTACTATACGTTGAGCTAACCATTCTCTCCCCAGATATAGTACTAAATTATGACGTCCAACAAGTTTCTTTTTACCATCAGATTGAACTTCATATATTTCTACATAACCCTCTGGACCATTTCTTTCAGCACTTCGAGCATTTATAGAGTCATTAAGAACTTTACCATAATCATCTACAATTTTAAGCTCAGTTGTCTTTACTTTCTTTTCCATGTATTATTTTATCCTTTGGTTATAATGAATGACACTCTTTATATTTTGTTCTAGATTACTACCCAAGTTAGTATTTATTCTGACGAAACAAGAGGGGTGTGATCAAAGTATAAAACTATATTGATTTATACCAAAAAATCACACCCCTCACCCTACATGTTTTTGTTCTTGTTTATTCTAAACGAGTACCACATGCGGGACAAAATGCAAAAGACGATCTAGATTTTTTCCCACATGAAGAGCACATAAGTCTAGTTTTAATAGTGACAGGTTTCTCAATTTGTCCACCTGAAGTAGCATATCCTTTTAGATTAATAATAACAACTTGAGATTGATCAAGCTCACCAACAGAACCATATCTAAATGATTGATGGCAGTTAGAGCCTTTAACAGTTATTCCCTCATCATCTAGAGGATTACCTAAAGATTCAACTCCAAGAGAGTCCATTTGAACATTACTAAAACATGCCCTAATTTCTCCCTCTCCCGCCATACTATTATTTGCTTGTACATTTGATTCCATTGATGCAGTATATGTTGTTGATCTAATACCATCAGAAGCATCACCTGATGTACCTTTTTTAATTTTATCAGCAGAGTTACATGTAAAACTTGGCCACCAATGATAATAATCATAATGATTATGATGTTCATGTTGTTCAATTATAACTTGTCTTCTTTCAGGTTTAGGTTTTTCAAATGCAAACTCAACTCTAATCATACCATCATCAATTTTATCACCTCGATGATCTTGAATCTCTTTAGTTTTTTGAATAAACTTAAATTTATTTCTAGCAGTAGTTCCATTTAAAAATCCTTCAAGTTCTGTACTGGTATTTGGTT